AGCATCTTTTTGGTCGAACGCTTCTTCCATAATCTTAGGATCTTGCTTGCTCCACCATTCAATTGTATCATCACTAGCTGTACGACCAAGACGATCTTGATCATCTATACTAACTTTGAAATATAATTCACTGTGAGGTTCACTATTATCTAATGGATTAAATTTAACACATCCTATACTTAGTACAGTTGCTTCTGGGCAAGTGTCAATTGTTTCAATATCTATAGTTGCGTGTGTAGTCAAAAGAAAACTCCTATTAATTAATACTAATTATAGCGTAAAAACTAATAGAAGTCAAGTATTATTTGCTCTAAATTTTTCGTAGGCTTTCCAAAGTTCCCATGTTACAAACAGGATAGTAGCTGATACAAAGCCACCGCCCATTAATGTCACTATTATTAATACTTGGAATACTTTGGCGAATATTGCTACAACTAAGAAGTCATACCATTCAAAGTTTTCAAAGATCTCCATCTTGTCTATTTTCTGAATAGTACGGATCAAACTCTCCGCCTGGATAACGTTTTTCAAGTTTGCGTACATTTTCTGCAATTACATCATTAGGGTCAATTCCTAATGCACTGCAACTGTTCATCCAGTACCACATAATGTCGCCCAGTTCGCGCATAGCATGAAACTGTGTATCTTCATCCATAGGTTTGCCTTGGAATACACACTTTTTAATGATTTCCATAAACTCGCCACCTTCAGCACAAATGCCAACAGCACCTGTCATAAGTTGCGCCATGTTAACTTTCATTTTACTTTCAGTAGTTTCAATATCAACAATACGATTATACATCTGCATACTTGATAGTGATTCGTTGCTTGTTACTTCTCGTACGAAGTCTTTATATTTGTTTAGATCAATGTTACTCAATTTTTTTGCTTTCTCTATTCTGCGTTAACAAATTGTGATGGATCAATGTCTACACCTTGACCATCATTGTACTCTTTACCTAAGATAACATCATCAGGTTTTTCATCAGATACAGCAAGGATACTTTCTGCTTCTACCATTCTAATAGTTAGCTTTTCACCATCGTCTTGCACCATATCAATTCCACGTGTCCATCGTCCGTGTTCTACTAAAACCCAGTCACCTATTTCGTATGCATCCTTGTTAGTAGGACCTTTAGCATATACTTTACCCCAACGTGGATAAATGCCTCTAGTCTCGCCATCGTCACTTCGAATAATAAGTCCACCTGCTGTCTTTTGTTCGCCAAAATGCATGTGACTAACTAATACTCTATTTTGTACAGGCTTTAAGCTACCTTTAATTGTAGGCGTGATTTTATATCCGCCACCGTCCATTTCCATAGTTATTATCCTCTTTGAATAAAGTTTCCGTTTTCATCTTCAACCCAATCATCAGTAAGATCTTTTGTATCTTGATTGACTGGAGTTTCTTCTTTCACACCTGGATTAGTTGCATAGTATTCGTTCATGATATCTTCACGCTTGCGAATAATTTGCCCACCTGGTCCTAGTTCGTCGCCACGAGCATTTACTCGCACATTACCTACAGCTGGTGTAAGTTCATTTTTTTGACGTAACAAATCCATGTCAACGATTTTACCGTTAGCACTTTTATGTAATTTACGTCCAGTTTGTTTCATTGGCATAATTATGTCTCCTTAGTTATATTAGTACTTATCTCAAGAACTCTCTCCAATCCAGGTCATATTGGATTGAATCTATCTTATGTACACCTATCAAATATAGCACATAACTTGCTACACTTGATCCTCTACCTACACCCCATACAATATCATTCTCACGCATAAAGTCTACAAGATAGATCATATAGCGTAATAAGTTGTGCATATCACGTTCTTTAAAAGCATCTAATTCTTCCCATATACGATTTTGTACATGTTCTGGGCAAGGTGTTTCTGCTTTACCTAGTACATATTCGTATACATTAATGTCTTTGTAAGCATCAGGCATAAACCATTCACTTTGGCAAACACCGTCAAAAGTCTTTTGGTCTACATCTAATGGAATATACTTTTGTAGTTTGCCAAGTCCTTGTTCTTCGCATGCTTCATTAAACTTATCTACATCGTCGTTTGCATCGCATAATACTATATGCACCTTATCCGCATGACCTGAATAGATCATATCAACTAGATCTTTATTTGTAAATCGTGGGATACCGAGAGAGTCTGTTTTCATTAGCATACATGTATTTTAACTGATGTTTATAAGATTGTCAAGAGAATTATCGCCATTATCTTGCTTTTGTTTTTCTAAACTTTTAGCTCTGCGTTCTTGCATTTCTAGCTTGTACATTTCTAATATAGCTTGGACTTGCTGTTGTAGTTGCGGATTAGCACCTGCTTGAAAATATTTACGTTGTAGTTCTACAATCTTATTTTCTATTTCGTTATCTTTTAAATCTTTAAAGCTGTCAACTAAAGGATTGAACATTAAGTAAATACACCATGACTTTGTGCAAACAGAGAAACGCCACCGTTAGTTGTCCAAAAGTCGATTATCATAGGATTTGCTGAACTTGTAACTATAAATGGGTTAGGAAAGTTTGCATCAGTTTTCATAGTTGCTCCGCCTTCACCTGCAAAAATAACTGTTCTAGCTACATCATTTGCTGTTATCTCTAAACGCATTTTACCTAGTTTACCGCTTACAGGAAGATCTGAAATAGTTAGTGTAACATCACCGGTAACTTGTACAGTCTGGTAATGGCCAAATCCCCAACTGATGTTTTGTGATGTTCCAACTGCCCCGTTTGCATACACTGTTTCAGTATTTGCAATCATTTCTGCTTCTTGTATTTTACTACCGTTGAAATCATTGTCAGCATTTAATTTTGCTGTACTACTTTGTAATGCTGTAATTTCAGTTGCTGCTGTTTCTAAACCTGTTTTTGTAACTGTAAAGTTTGTACGAAAGCCTTGACTATCGTTATCTTGTCCTGCTACTGGGTAAGTTTCATCAAACCCTACTGTTGTAATTGTACTGGCCATATTTATTTCTCCTGCATTATATTTATCATTGTTATACGTTGTATTCGTAATTTGCGAATACTATATATTGTTCGTCTGCTACGCCTTGTGAACTATCAATTAATACCCGGTCTATATCAAAGTCAAACACAGAAAAGTCTATGTTTTCTAGATTTAGTTTATTAGCTACAGTTGCACTTGTACCTGGTTTACAATAACACAACGGTATTGCATCTACCATACCTAATTCAGCTATTTGATTAACTTGGCTACTTCTCATCCATAACGGCATAAAGTTCTTTTCAGTTTCACCTATTGCTTTAATATTGTCTTTAATATGATCAGTTGAACTATTGTATCTAGTTGTGTCTTGTGAACCGTCTACAGTTATAGCTTGTAAGTCTACTGTAACAGTATTTTCCGGATCTGGTCTTAGTTTACGACTTACTAATACTCCTGGAGTAAATGGTATAGCTAAAGGATAGCTAGATCTACTTAATACATCAAAGTCAGGTGCTACTCTAATAGGGATATCATTTGTTGTGATATTTTGTGATTTAACAAAAATACTATCACGTTTTTTAACTTTTAAATCATCACCAAATTTATATACTACATCAGTAGTTTCTCTAGTTCCTATTGAAAGTTTATAAAGATCGTTATCGTATAAATCGTTAGTTGTTGTATACTTAGTACTGTTTATTAATATTTTATCTTTATTTGCTATCTTAATTTTCTTTTTAGTTTTTATAGGTTTTTGTGATACTTGAGGATCTATAACTTCTAAATAAACTATTTCATATATTATGTTTTGCGTACCAGGATTTTTAGCAACTGCTGTTTTTATTTTTCCTAAATGGTAGCGTTTGCGTTTTGCATTTTGTGATAGACTACCTACAAATTCTCTTATATGTTTTGATTCAATTCCTGGATATAGTAACATTTTAATAGTACTTTGTAATCCAAAGTTAGGATCATTAGGTCGATATAATGTTTCAGGTGTAAAAATAGCACTGTTATTAATAATATCAGCATAACTCCTACGTTTTTCCGGAGTCATCATCGGTGCCATATATAAGTTGCTGTATAATTTGTTATCAGGATCTGCAAGGGTAATAGTAAATTCTCTATCAATTGCACTAAATCCAAATTGGTCTTGTGCTGTAATAGTAAATTTATATGTTCTATCAAACCTAGTAGCGTTTTGATCTAATTTGAAAGTTCCTGAATCAAAAATTGTTAACCCTGGATTTCCAACTTGTCCAAAACTAGTTACCTTACCAATTATTTCTCCGTCTAATGATAAAGACAGTCCGGGAGGTAATTGTCCTGATTTAATTGTATAAAGTAAAGTTCCATTAGGTACTGAAGTAGTAGCACTTACTGAAAGTGTACTAATATAGTTTGCACTAAAGTCTCCAAAGTCTGCTAGTGTATTCCATTTGATTGTACTATCAATTTCACCTAATAGTTTTATACTAAATTTCTTTTTACTTGTAGCTACTTCCTGACCTGATAATGTTATAGTACCTAGATTTACTGGTGCTGCTTTAGGTATAGTATCTAGCAACGGAGTTGTTAGATTTAATATATCATATTCTGTGCTAACTGTTGATAATACATTTAGTACTTGGTATGTTCTTCCTTGGTATGTAAACTCTCTTCCGGGTACTTGTTCTAAATATTGGGGATCAAACTTGTTAATTTTAATTTGTGATAGCCCTTGGTTAGTTTGCTCAAATGCATATTTTAAAAGTTGTACTCTGTCAACATCATAACCTATACGCTGTGCTGCAATAGTAAAGTTATATTCTTTTGTAACAGCTGGCTGATAAGGTACACGCCCTGCAATTTCTCCTGTGGTTGCATCTAGTTCTAATCCTGGAGGAAGTATACTAGGTGTATTGTCATCATTTGTTGCTTTTAAATAATAACTAACAACACCACTTAGTGTGTTTGGATCAATTATATCTAATATAAGAGTTACATAGTTATTTGCACGCCTATATCCAAAGTCGCCTGGAGTAATCCATATTGGTACTCTAATATGTGTTATGTCTGCTTGGAATGTTCCAGTGCCAACTTGCATAATTGTATTGTCTGAACGAAGGAAATCGTCACCAACTACATAAATTGTAAAAGTACGATCAGCAATTGAATCGCCGTCACTAACACTTACAGTAAATTCATAGTAACGATTTAATTTTTTTGGAGACTTAGTTGGAGTACTTAAATCGTAAGTAGTAATATCATAATAAAAACTATCAAATCCGTTATTGTCTGGAACACTCCAATCAAATCCAGCTTTTGCATCCTGATCGTATCCAACTTCATCAAACTTACCTGTTGCTGTAGAAAGCTCAATTGCTCGTATTGGATCAACTATTCCTACTAGTCGTCCATCTGATGTTAGTTTTATTCCCGGAGGTAGTGTACCTCCTCTACTTCCTATAAAATAATCTAATACTTGTCCTGCCTCGGTATCAGTATCAATTACTTGTAGTTGAAAATCAATAGGCGCACTATCTAAGATAAAATATGTATTGTTATTTCCTAATGCTAATTGTCCTGCTGGTGTTTGCCATTGAGGATTGTCTGCTCCTAATACAACAATCTTAAAAGTTCTATCACTTATTTGATTATTATATGTTGCACGTAAAACAAATGTACTTGTAGTTTCTTTAGAAACTTCTCTTGGTGTGCCTCTCAAAGAAGTACCGTCTAAATATAAGCCGCCAGGTAATTTACCGCTAATAATTTGAACAGTTGCATTAGATTCTGATAATGGTAACTGAAACGGTGCAATAGTTACTTGCTCTTCTAGTGTAAGAAGTACGTCACCTGAATTTTTATTCCAATAGTTTGCCATATATTATTTCCTTATATAGCATATTTATCGCTATACTATTGCTCCAAAGTCTGAGCCTGTGCCGCCTGGCGAAGCTATTGTTCCATAATTTATTGATTGTTGTGATACAAAAAAGTCTAACGCATTGGTTACGTTTACTATTATTGAACCGTAATCAAATCCTAAAGCGTTGCCTAAGCTATTATAGAAAGTTGTAAAGTTTACGCCATCAATAGTTCCTGTATGTGCACCGTTGATCTGAGTTGCTGTAATAGTTCCTACGGCTACTATATTATTACCGTCTGCATTAAGTGGGCCACCTAGTTGAGGTGCTGTGTCACTTACTACTAATCCCGCAGGATCAATATTGACTGTAATACTATTACTTGATGCGTTAGTAGTAATATTATCTCCGCCATTTATTAGTAGTGTTCTACTTGCACCTGCTATAGATCCTGTGCCAGTTGAACCTTGTAGTATAATAGTTCCGTTATTGCTAATTGTAACAGTATCTGCGTCGTTGGTTATTTCAATGTTTGTTCCGGAAACTAAACTTTTTAATCCTATAACACCAGCTTCTTTAGAATAAAATATTCCAGTACCTGAACCTAAATTGTCAGCTGTTGCTTGTCCTTCTGTTCTAGCATCCAGATCATCAAAGTTGTTGTTGACTTTAACAAACGCTTGTCTTAGGTCATCGCCTGTTCCATCGTTTGCTAGTGTTCCTACATTTATTCTAGTTATTGCCATTTGTTATCTCCGTTATACTATTCCGCTTAGTGCTGTACGTTTCCATCCAGATGCTGTTTTTATATATAAGTAGTTGTCGTCATATCTTATTTCGCCTGTGTCACCAGGATCAGCATTTGCTGTTGGTGCTGATGCTGTTGTTGCAACAATTCCACCACTTAGTACTGTTGCTGAGATTGTTCCTGCAAAATATGCATCTTTAAATCTTACTGTGTTACTACCTAAGTCCCATGTATTGTGTTGATTAGTATTAGGAACAACATTACCTCTTATGGTTCCGTCTAAGTTTACAGCACCAAGCATACTATCAATCATTACAGTTGAATCGTCTGCAAACACACTACCAACTAAGTCGCCAGAGTTGTTTACATCTACAGTAACAGTTCCGTCAGTTAATTGTGTAAGTGTAACAAATCCACTGTCGTTGTTTAGTGTTGAAATATTTGCTCCAGGCTGTAGTGCCGATGTTGCTAACGAACCTTGTACACTACTTGCTGCATCTATAATACCGTAACCACCTAGTGTTGTAGGTTTGCCGGTTAAATCATTAAATGATACAGTTGTTAAGTATCCTGCATCATTAGTAAACACACTTATATTATCACCATTTGATCTATAATTTGCATCGTTTGTAAATTGACTTACGTTTGTTGGTACTCCAGTTAAATCACTATATGCTGCTGTTGTAGCAATGTTAGCTAAAGGATTACCTTGATATGTAAGTGTACCTGACATAACAACGCTTGCTGCACTAATATTTCCACTAGCTGTAATATCTACAACTCCTGTAATACTATTACCAGTAAGCAATAAGTTATCACCGTTGGGTATTTCTTTAATTTGATTATTGTCGGATGTATCGACTACTAAAGGATATCTATTGGCCATTTTGTTCCTCGCTATATGTATTTATTTTATTCATTATACTCTTCCTACAACAGCATGGACTGTGCCACGTTCTGTATCGTCTTTAGTTCCAATTGCTTTACCAATTACACTTCCTACTTTAGGATCATTATCAACAACAGCATATCCTGGAATTGAACTTGCTACTAACATATCTCCTTTAGCAACAGCACCAATTACATTTACAGGAACTTTACCTTGTAATGCTGTAAGTGTTTTTATACCCTGACATTCTTGGTTCATTGTGTAAGCACTTTGATCACTTACAACTCCAGCTACTCTTGTTGAACGATGTTCTGTACTTTGCGTAACTTCTTTGTCTCCACCAAATACAAGAACTGTTCCAACAGCATATTCAGTATCGCCTTCGTAGTACTCAGCCAAGTCAGCATATGTTGCTTCAAAGCGTGAGCTTGCTGTTAGACTCCATCTACCAGTAATTGTACCTGTAGTAGTTGCTGCACCTGTAGAAATATTTCCAACTGTTAAAGTATGTGTACTTGGATTATACATTGCATGTCCGTTATTAGTATCAATGTAAGGACGTTGATAACCTGCGCCGTTATTAGCACTAAACAACAATTGATAGTTTACATTGTCGTTCTTTTCATCAACGTTAATATTATTTGCATTTGTTGCTGTACCAGTTACATCACCAACAACATTGCCAGTAAATCCAACACTACTAATTTTACCTCGTACAGTACCACCTGTTACAAATGTAATAATGTCAGCACCGCCTGCTGCAAATCCTGTATTGCTTCCTAGACCAATACCAGTTCCTGTAGCATCTTTCTCGTTAGCTGCTTCAATAAATGATGTATACATCCAACGTGCAGCAATACTTGATGTCTCTGTTGTTGATCCACCTGCTCCGCCTACTGTTCCGTATGGTGAATCTTTGTGGAATTGACTTTCAACTACACTTGGGATATCTCCAACATTTATAGCGCCGCCTGTTTCTATTGAAGGTTTACTAGATCCAATTGATGTTAATATAGTTCCGCCTTCTGGCGTGCTAAATGTTAGTGTGTTAGCACTTTCGCTTAATACAACATTAGTTGCCGAACCACCTACAATAAACGATGTTGCTTGTAAGCTACCATTGTTATCACGTTTGGCAATACTTGTTGCTTCGTTGTTATAAGCAATTTCACTTACACTATATGCACCAGCACCAGTTTTAATTAGAGCTTGTCCTGGATCGTTAACTGGATTACCATATGCTAGTGCTGAGCCAAAATCTCCATCTGCAAGACCTAACCCCTTGTCAATAACATTTGCGTATGTGTCGATTTGTGGGCTACCACTACTGTTAGTTGTTCTACCAAATATTTGATATTGTGTTAAAACTGGTAAGTCTGCTAAATCAATTTCATTCGCTTTTATAGTTACCCAACCATCTGTTACAGTAAAGTCATCATCATCAAAACTTGCAAGTCCTAAATCTGCCTGTGTAATACCTGTTGCATCTGATCTTGTTGTAGCAGCATTCATGTTTAACTTACTTTGTGCAATCGCAGCAGAGTTGTTAACGTCTGCATTAATAATTGCTTGTGGTTCAATTTGTAAATCCCATTCAGTATTTGATACACCTCTAGTAACAGTTAAATTAATATCACTTGCTGTGCTTTCAACAGCATTAACAATTTCATCAATTGGTGCTTCTAATATTGCACTTGATACACTTGGACTAGTTTGTACTACTGAACCTCCTGATCCAAAATCGGTTGCTCCTGGAGTATATGTAAGTATAACAACATTTTGATTAAGTACCTTGTCAAAACGTGCCTCTCTAGCAATAAGTGTACCGGTTGCGCCACCTGCTCCTGTAAGTGCTTTGTTTGCACTAGTAGGATCATATAGTGTACTTGACTCAGGTTCTACAACAATTTTTCTAACACCTGATGGTGCTATTAATTGTTTAAATGTATTTGCAGGACTAACACTATGATTAGTAAAGTTACGTAAGTCTGTAATTTCATCATATGCTGATACCGCTTGATCTAAGAAGTCTTTTGTAACAGCATCATTTGCATCGGTTGGATCTAATAAGTTTGTAATTTTATTACTACTCATATCCATTGACGCTTCCATTGCAGATGACCCATTTAGTGCCATAAATCCTGGAGCAATTCTATTAGAACCTGTAAGTTGTGCAGTAGTGTCATGTCCTAATCTTCTACTTACATAATTTGCAATCGCTTTTTCTGTAGGCACTGCTGTGTCAGACAAATCTGTAAACAATTCATCATTTGAGAATTCATCAATTGTAACACCTTCTTTAAATCCTAATGAAGCAGCTCTCGAAATACCAACTTCACCTGCGAATGTAATTGATCCTGTTGATTGGTCTACAACAAAATACTTACCAACTCTAAAGAAGCCATCATTGTCTGAAGTAATAAAGAACACTCTACCTTTTCTGCGTTCCCAAACTTGCGAAGAAGCTGCATTATCAGCATCAGTGTAATAACCTGCTTTTGAAGATGCGCCACCAATAGGTTCACCTAACAACACATTTGGATAGTTACTTGTGTTAAATCCGCCTGTGCCTATTTCAGTAAAGTCATGTCCTGTTGCACGTAGCAACGATATCGCTATTGTAATTTCTGCTGTTGTTCCGTTAATTACACCTGCATATACATTTCTTGCTGTAGAAATAGTACCAATGTCATTATTAGTATTACCTGTTACATCATTTGCTGTAATAGCCTGTGTTTTAATATAGTACGGAGTATCTGTTTTAGTAAACGTTCCTGTTCCGCCAACGTATGTTCCGAATGTACTACCATCTGTAGCTGTTGTTTGACCTGCATCATCATATAAAACAAATTCATTTGATGTAGCATCACCTACCCATTTTTCTAAACCATTTAACTGAGTTGTACCTTCTAATCCTGTAAGAAGAATCTTATTACCGTTTACTAAGTTGTGTGCTGTACTAGTGTTAATAGTTACTTCATTCGTGCCACCGTCTACAGTCAATGTTGATATTGTTCCTGTATATACAGCGCCGTACTCAATAATCTGTAGTGTTCTCGAACCGTATGTAAATATCATACCGCCAGTGTAGCCAACATCACCTGGGTTTTTAATTGTTTGACCCAAAGCATCTGTTGAATCTTGAACAACTCTGATTGCATCAGCTGCAGCAAGTTCATTTATAGACAAATATGTGTCTGTTGTTGCTGCACCCATTGTGCCTGTACCACCTACTAATGAAGCATTTGTAGATTTTTGTAAGGGATCTAATGTTATTGAAACATATTTAAAATCAGTATCAAATACTGCTTTAATTTGTGTACTAGTTAGGGCTAAGTTTTGATCATCTTTTGCTGTAAAGCCTGTACTACGATAAGTTGTCAGATCACTTTCATCAAAGTTAATAGCTGTGCTTGGACGCTCTGTAATATTTTGGCTGTTAACACCATCAAATATTAAAGTTTCACCATGTCTATATTCTACAAGACTGTCGTGTGCAAGTGCTTCCTGTAAATCTGGGAAGAAGTCATTATTACTTGCTGCTTCTTGAATTGTTAGTCTGTAAATATCATTACTAAATGTACCTGCTGTTGTGTTGTAAACTAAACTTACTTTGACAGTAAGATCGTTTGTTGCATCAACACCACCAATATCTGCGCCACTAATAACGATGTCGTCATTGATAGCAAACGATGACCCACTATTTGCAAGTGTTATAGTAGGTACACCTGAAACCATAGTTACGTTAAACCTAGCACCTGTTCCTGTGCCTGTTGCTGATTTTTGTAAAATGTTTGTAAACACTCCGCTACCACTTGGAGGTGTTCCTGTGAACCCGTTTCCTCCGCCGATTGTTACATCAAGTGCATTGATACCAGTAGCAACTGGTGCGCCACCTGCTCCACTAACACCGTCGTTGTCTGGTGTTGATAAATTTGATATATTAGTAATTTTATAATTTAATGGACCTTTTGTAGGATGATCAATATATACAAAACTATTTTTTAATGGTCTTTGTCTAAAGTCATATGCTGTGAAACTTGTATCTGCTAGTGCATTAGTAAATCCACCTGTTGAGTATGTAAACGCTTTCACTGACTGGTTTGTATCTCTTGCTGTAACAACCTGATCCGGAATTTCGTTTGGATCTGCACCTTCAGCAACTAAGCCAAAGTTACCATAACCGTTTGAACCGTTTAGTGATCTAATCTCTGAACCGTTAGCCGCATAGTATGCCGCATGTGTGTAGTATGTAAACATACTAACCATTTCTGAAAACGCACCGTTGTTGGTTACAAGACCATAACCTAAATCGTTAATTTGCGTAAAGTCGTTACCAAGTATACTTCTGTTACCAGCTGTTTGTAAAAATATATCTTGGACTGTGTCATTTACATCATGTCCAACAGCCCCTGGCAAGTCTGTACCTGTTTTAGTATAACCAGTTCCGCCATTACTATTAGGATCTAGATAAAGTATTGCTCTACCAGTTCCGCTATCATAGTTTGATATAGCATTTACCTGATAACGTATTCCTTCAAAATAGAATGGTGCAGGTAATTGTGGAAGTCTAAGTTTAAGTCCTTGAGGCTCGCCGCCTACATCTAAACTTTCTACACCAATAGCAAATGCATTTAATGTTACGTTACCTCCACTAATACTAATATCTGTCGAGTTGCCACTGTTACCAATAATACGCATTGGTATGTTTCCGCAATAAGCATCAACATACATACCACCAGCAAACGTCTTTTTGTTTAAACTTTTAGAAAAACTTGAAGCTGTTTGAATGTAAGGTGATTTAGTTAATACTTGTCCATCTGGATCAAGCACACACATAAAGCCTCCATGTCCTTGCACTGTTACGTTACGAACGATAGTTGCATCGTCCATTAAGAACACATCCATTTCGTCATTGCGTTTTGGTGGATTAAATAAACTTGGGTTTTCTAACGGATACTGTACAATGTCAATTAACTGACCAACTATTGATACATCTCTAGTAACTTCAATCCATTTTTCGTCAGTAAGTATAGTATTACCAGTTCCTATTTCAACTACTTCGTCACCTGCAGAAGAAGTATGCGTTGTAGTCGTTCTATAATATCTTGCTCCACCTCCGGTGCCTCTTACAACAAAGTCACCTTGCGTGTATCTAACACCCGATGCCCATGTAGTTGTTGCTGCACCTTGCGAAATGTCTGGATCAAATTGTGTTCCTGCACTTTTTGTTGGTGCTGTCCCTGCAATTAATTGCGCGGCAAGTGTACTAATATGACCAATTGCTGCTGCTGTTTCATTTTCTTGTCCAGCAAAGCCGCCGCCAACATATGCACTAAAATATTCACCCTGATTTTGTAATGCAAACTCTCTGCCGCCTCTTTGTAAATCTTTAATTACTCCATCAATAATGTAACCTGTGTCTCTTCGACATTTTACTTCGTTGTATGTAAAGTTTAAGAAATTACTATCGATGTATGTAATTACATTGTTGATTGTTGCAGCTGCACCAGCATCGATTGCCGCTTTTGCTGCTTGTTCAGTTGCACTCTCGTTTGTAACAACTGGCATAACTTCTGCTGGCAATCCGCCAATTCCGTTAGCTGTAATAACATCAGTTACAATAGTAATTAATGTATCTAATTGTGTTGCTTCTGTTGCTGTAGCGTTAGCATTTGATGTATCTTGTACTTCTGTGTTTCCTGTAGTCGGTGTAACACTAACACCTTGCACAACGTTTCCAATAACTGTGCTAATATGTGTATATGAATTTACCGTCTTAGCTTGTTGTGCTACAGGAAGTTGTGCTACAGCACCTTCAAAATAACTTTCAGCAACTATTCTTGACGCATAGTTACCACCATATAAAATATCGTATGTTAATGCATCAACAAGATATTTTGCATCACGCAAACATTTTGCTTGATTGTATCCTACTGGAGGAGTATTAGCATTTACAAATGCAACAACTTCTGCTGCTAAGAAATCTCTATTTGCTTGTAAATGTAATGCTGCATCATTTGCATCTGTTGTAGGTAATGCACCAGGTACTGGAAATACTAATGCATCTGCACTTGTATCTGTACTTACAACACCGTTTGTTGCAATGTCTATAATTTCATTAAAGTAAGCAAGTAATCTAGTATTTGTAGTTGCATCGCCACCACCGTTTGTTGCTAGTGTTTGTGCTGCATCTCTTAAGAATGTAATAGCACCTATTGTAGCGTTGAACTGGTCACTTAGTACATATGCACTATTTGCTCTTTGATATGCAAGGCCGTTTGTTACAGCATTATAGTTTGTACCGAATGCAATATCAAACCCAGCCCCTTCTAAAATAATTGCACTATCTCGTCTACATTTTGCTTCATCATATGAAAAGCCTGTATTAACAAATGTAGCATTAATAAATGCAATAACTTCGTCAATAATAAATTCTTTATTTGATTTAATAATGCTTGCAGCTTTATTGTATTTTCCTAAGTTACTTACATTTGATCCTACATTAATAGCTCTTGTGTTAGTTGTAAGATAGTTAAAACCAAAGAATCCTGTTACTTCTCCAGACTGGTTAGTAAAAGGTGTACCTGTTGTAAGTAGAGTATTACCGTCAAATTCTCTATCTCTATAGAAATAAGTCTGTGCCCACTTACTTTGTGATACACGATTTTTTGGACGTATAATTACTCGTCTAAATTCATCACCTTTAAGTGATACGTTATTAGGAAGTCTAATAGGATAGTCTTCTTCATATATACCTGACTCAACTCTAATTGTAACTTGTTTTGCTTTAACAAAGTTACCCATTTCAAGTTCTTCACCTGGTGCTTGTGTTGCGTTATCTTGTGTTGCATCAAATTCTTTTGGCTCTAACAGTTGCATGAAGAAGGTAGTTTCATTTGTTGTTTGGCTAAATGTAATAATTCTACCAACAGCACCTGAACGTTTACCTTTGATTACTTTACCCGGAAGTGCATCAACGTTGTCTGGATTTGTTTGATCAATAAATCCACTTGAGTTATTGTCAACAGTTAAGAAATATCTACTACCATAAACAATATCAGCACCTACATCAATTCCGTTTTCAATAATGTTGTTTAGTAGTACAACATTGTTTGCAATACCTGCTGCTGTGTTTGGTTCTGCTCCGCCGCCAATGCCGTCACTTACTTGTGTTCCTGTTGTGTCTTGTTGGAATTTAGTTTGATAACGTAATCCAAAACTACCAACTCCGCCATAACTTCCAAACGCCTGATTGTCAAACGGTATAGTTAATGCACTATCTGCAAACAGTTCTATAGTAGTTGCATTTATTACTTTAACATATATAAATTCTCCGTTTATAGATGCTTGCCCACCACTTACATCAAAGAATTGAATAATGTTTCCATCTTTTAATCCATGATCGCTTTGGGTTTGTGCTTGTGCCGGATTTGTTCCATCGTATGCTGTTAATCCAGCATTAGTTGATAATAACGGTTTTGTATTTAATTTTGCATTTTGTAATACAGCATCATTTATAAGTTCACCTAAAAATCTAAACGAGTCTTTGGTTTGTTTTATTTGTGTGGTAATTGCAATTCTACCACTTACACTTGAATAATATCTTTCAGCAGCTGTTCTTGTCAAACTGTTAGCGTTATTACCTCGGTTAGCATCAATCCTTAAACTATCAATAATTAACCCTAAATCTCTTTTACATGTATCTACATTGTATGTAAAGTCAGGATATGTAAATCTTATATAAGCAGATGTTTCAGCTATTAAAAAATCTTTATTTAATTTTAATGTAGCATTTGTAATTGGTGCTACGCCATTTTCTACACCTTGGGTATCTACTACACAATCTGTAGTTGTGCCACCTGTTGTGTGTGCTAGTGTTTGGAAATATGGTCCTGGCTCTTCCGGAGCTGTTTTAATTAATTCTTCTGCTCTACGTGCTGCTGCATTAATTGTTCTAAATGCATAGATATCTGAAGTGCCTTCTTTTCCGTTAGGAACACCTTGCATAGTATCATCGCCAATTGTACTAACACTTAGTACTTCTGGTGAACTGTAAGCTGTGTTGTCAACATAAAATTTTGTTGCTGCTTGTAAATCTTCTGGTCCGTTTGGTGCGCCTTGGCCTTTTAAGTCTCCCGGATGATCACTTAGGAAAAGATCTCCTGCCATGTTGTCGCCTTGACGTCTTACAATACTTTCTCTCGGCATACCTACATCTTTTAGGAAGTTACCTTCTAATGTACTATCAAATCCTGCATCAGTAATAGTGTGTGTATCAGTAGCGGAAATAGTACCAGATACACTAATTTTGTTTGCGGCTGCTTCAGAAGCTGATTCAGTTACAGCTTGTTCTGATGTAGCAAATACAGAAAGTTGATCATCAGTAGCATATCTAATATAATATGTAGTTCCGCTTACTAAATTTGTTGGGTCAGTATCTTCTGCTTGGAATATAAATGCTGTTCCGTTTGCACCACTATCAAAGCCGTGTCCGTTAATAAACAAGTTTCCGTCTACGTATGAACTAATTGTTTTGACATACTGAGTATTTGTTGCAGGCTCAGCAGCAATTCTGATTGGAAGTCCACTTGTAATATATCGTCTATCAGCATATCCTCTTGTTATAACAAGATCGTCAATGGTATAATTAGTTGTTTTACCTGGCTGGTTGTTTAAACTGTTAGCTGCACTTTCAGTAATGGCTACTCCTGCTAATGCAAATCCGCTACCGTCAACATGGGCACCAAATGACGGAGCAACGTTATCGTCAACAATAGCACTAAATGTGGTTGATAATATAATTTTACCTGGAACACTAGTTGTGTCAACCGTAACACTATCGGTTTGATTTCCTAAATCAGTATCACTACCAATAGTACTGTAAATAATTGCTGTTCCTGCTGAGTTAGTAGTTACAATCTTACCACCTTCTAGTGTATCAGGAGTATCACCTAGTGTTGTGAACCCAATTTGTCCACCTTGTCCAAATACTGCATAAAGTTCTTGGAAGTTTTCATTTACTTTACGAAAGGATTCTCTAATACTATCGCCGGTGCCGTCGTTACCTTCTACACCAATGTTTACATCTTGTTTTGCCATTTATTACTCCAAAGTTGGTAAATTACCATTGCTATAACATATTTATCGTTTGCTTTTATAATCTTAATGTAAATACAGTATGTTCATAAAAGAATACACTAAAAAAACAACGCATATACGTAAGAGCAAATTAGGTACAGAGCATACGTATAATCGAAGTCAAACTGTTGCTGTATTTAAGTGTGATAGCTGTGATTCGGAGTTTAACCGGCTTAGAAGCAGTATGGACCCTAAACGATTAAGCAATAATTACTTTCACGTATGTAAGAATTGTGATAGCAAAGTATTTGCTCAACGAAAAGGTATTGAAAAGAAAAAAATGTGGGATTTGCCTGCTAGTAGTAATATACCTATTAGTAAACTTTAGGCTGTTTCAACAGGAATATTCAATGAATGATCTAGTTTGTCTACATCAAAATTAACACTTACTCCGCATCCACATGAGCTTTGTGCGTTAGGATTAGTTATATCAAACATAGAGCCCATAATGTCTTTTTTGTAGTCTACAACAGTGCCTATCATAAACATAATACTATGTGCGCCTATAATGAAATTATTACCGTCTCCTGTTGGTATAATTTCATCACCCTCTTCAATTTCTTGGGCATCGCTAATTGTACTCCAGTCATATTCAAAGCCAGCACATCCGCCGCCTTTCATATTTAAAGCAACAGCAATAGCATTATTTTCTTTACATATTGTATTAATTTGTGTTTTTGCTGCTTCAGTAAGTGTACAAATGTTCATTAATTAGTCTTTCTTCCAAATGGTCCAAGCACCGTACGCAATAGCAAGTCCTGCTGCTATTTTAGCTAATGGTGCTAAAAACAATACCATAAGTCCTAATATAATAAGAGCTGCTCCATCCCAGGATGTACGCTCTTTCATTCTTGCATCAATCCATGATTTAAGCATACTTCTCTCCTTTAGCTGTAACAGCACCTGTTGTTTTCATTGCTACTTGTGATACTTTTAATTTTGTTGATTGTTTTACAGGAACTTGTGTTCTCATATTCCCCCCTGCACCTGGTTTGTCCGGGCGTGGGCTTACAATTTTATCGACTTTTAAGTCTTTACCACTGTCTATATACATTATCTACTCCTCACGAAAGAATCTAAACTTTCTAATGTTTTTGTTTGTCTTGCTAGTTTACGTTCTAATACTGTAATAGCTGTTCTTTGTTTACGGATTTGATCTTCTAAACTTTGTACATAACGTTGTGTAGGAATTTGATTTTCTGCTCCATCTTCACTAACCATTACTATATGGTCTACGCCTTGGCCTTTTAATCCGCCGCTTACACGATTAGGATTTTTATCCGATGTGTTCGAGGATTGGACTTGCCGTGCGTTGCGTCCGTACATTTTGTTTAGATAACTCATTCTTCTTCTCCGTATTGTATTTATGTAGAGCGATACTGGCTAGGTTCTTACATTTGGATTCACACATAATATCTGCGTAGGGCAAGAATGACAATGCATAGTCATTGACAGCATTATTAGGATAATAGTCACTGTGAGCTCGCAACTTACCTTTCTTGTGTCCTGCTTCTAATAGTGCTGGAAAGTCTGGCATTGAGTCGTGTGCAAAGCCTTGGAGTAGTGCTTCGTTGCGGCTGTATGAATAATGTATTGCAGGTCGCACACCACGCCACGAATCTATTACGCGAGCAAATCTATCGTCGGTTGGCTGTATGTATTCACCTTCGCGGCACCAGTGATGGTGTATGTCAAGAACGAGTGCGCAGGTGTCAACAAGTTCGAGGCTGTGTTCAAGTCCCCACTTGTTCTCGTCGTTCTCGATCGTAATCGTGTTTCTCGCTTCTGGAGAAAGTCTTTTGTCAACTGCGTGTTTGATACCGGCTGGACCTTGCCTACCGGATATATGGACGTTGCATTTAAAGTCTTGGAATGAGCGTCCATAGCCCATCCACCTGATGACATCGGTGTGATATTCAAATTCTTCTACGCTCCTATCTACGATATCAGGATTATCTGACGCAAGTACAGTAAACTGACCAGGATGCATAGACAACCTGACATCAAGTTCACGAGCTTTTGCGCCGACGTTAGCGAAGTTGGTCTCGCAATATTTTCGTACATCAGGCTTGCGCCAGAAGTAACTCCAATCAGACTGAGTATAAACAGGTAGGACGTCACTTCCCAACCTAACCATTCGTAATTCATTCGGTAATCCTCCTACATAGTTAATAAGGTTCATATACGATTGTACATTGTGAACCATGATATCCCACAAACGTTGTTCAGCAACTTCACGTGGTTGTCTGTTAAGCCACTGTACTGTTGTGCTACGAGTATTTAGTGGTCGTTGTATTTCTTCAAGCACTTTTTTCTTCTGTGTTTGATCGGGGTGCATGTATTTGCATGCAAAGCCTATGCGTTTTATATTATTCATAACTTATTATAGTCTCTTTTATAATTAATGTCAACCTACAAATGCCTTCTCTTGTACAAAGGTTCCTGCTTCTTTGTTAGAACCTTCTTTAAATCCCCAACCATCAAACATTGTGGCTACTTCTTTGTTAAAGTCTAAATTACCACATATCATAATTTTATGATCGCTAGGTTCTAAATTAGGAACAATTTCGCCTGCTCTAATAAATGTTGTTATGCGTTTATTATGTCCTGTCCATTCAGGATCTTGTGTAACTGTCGCTGTATACTTAATACCTTGTTCTTGTAAAAAGCTATCCCATGCTTGTAGTTCTTCTGCTTTACGCACACTCCAGTACACATGTATCTGATCAAAGTAATCATACGTTGTAGGGTCTCTTAGAAGCGATATAAAGGGTGCTATGCCGGTGCCTGTAGCTAACAGCCATAAGTTACCGCCTAGTGCTAAATTATTAAGTGTAAGAGTGCCTGTGGGCTTTTCGCCTACTATTAGATCATCACCTACTTTAATATGCTGTAGTTTGCTTGTAAGCGGACCGTCTTGTACTTTGATACTATAAAATTCTAAGTATTCATCATAAGGCCCACTTGTAAAACTATACGCTCTCATTATTGGTTTATTTCTTTGTAATTTTTCTGACCAGTTGTCAAGTCCTATCATTACAAATTCACCTGCAACAAATTTATAGGTAGCAGGTCGTTCTGTCCTTATCCTAAATAGACTATCTGTATAATGTTGTACATCAATTACTTTTAAATTCAGACCCAGTTCTCCTTTACCCAAGGATCGTCACAATTTTCTGGATTAGGATCACCATGAAAAACACAAATACACGTCTCTGGTCTAGGACGAACATTTTCTATATGTTCTAATTTTCTATTGCCTTTTGTACCACCTGAAGCGAATGTTCTACTAGATCTAATTTCCCATTTCCAACTCATAATCCATTCATCAGGAAACAGTCTTGCTTGTTTGCCTTGTTTGACTGATTCATGATACAAATAATCTTGGTCGCCAAAATATTGCTTTTGTATTGCTTGTGGGTCTTCAATGAACTTATCCCATAGATGTCCAAGTTGACCAGTCTGAAATTTTATTACACTACTGTTATATTGTTGCCATCCGGGACGCATGCATCTTGTAAAGTCACGTATTGTACACCAATGCCCTGGTTGAAACTGAAACAATCTATCAATATTATTTGCAATAACTACATCTAAATCCATATAAAGAATAGTACCTTTAATAGGTAAATCTCTATTATACATATATGGTTTATTCCACCAACCTGGTAATCCGCTTGGAGTTGGAATAACTATTATATCTTTATCTAATCCGTTAGGATCATCAGTCATACATGCAAATTTGTAATCAACTGTTGTATGCCTGTTTACCATCCTATGTAAGCGATTTACATATTCAGCAGAGTACTTTTTACCATGCTTCAAACATAATACAAAGTACTCTCCTGATTGTTCTGGAATGTAAAGTTGTTTGGCTTCTTTTTCTCTTCTACGCTTTTCACGTATCCTATGCCATTCAGCTTTAGTATAAATTTCTTTATCAATCTTAGCCATCTACAAAAGACATCTTCTGTACTGTAAAGGGTGTATAGATTGCACTGTTTGCACCATGCTCAGCACACTCGACAGATTCAACCCAACAACGATCGTCAGTTGCTTCTCTAATCAGTTTGTCAGCAAAGTAAAATGCATGTTCTGCAAACTTCTCTGCACCTACACCGCCAAACTCTCTTACTTCACACAATCCTTTTTCTTGTAGATCATAAAAGTCTTGTTTGTGTGGATCGTTCATGTCTACACATAGTTTGTGATCAAATTTATCTTCAAGCCAGGCTTTAACTTGTTTCAATCCTCCAAAGTCTACAGCCCAGTTTTTGTTGTCTAAGTGATCACATCCAAATGTAAATTTAAATTGCAGACTGTATCCATGTAGCAGATGACAATGTGAATGATCTGCATTAGGTTGTCTAAAGACTGCTGAAAGTCCTATGTTGTGTCCGTATGTTTTTGTGCTATAATAAGCCATATTTATTCTCCTATATAATAGCGGCAGAATTAGGAGGGTTGACGCTAAGTCCTCTTAGTATTGTACTTATTATACTATAAATTGTCTAGCGTGTCAACTGAAACATTTGTATATTTCCATGCTTTGGGTAGGTTCCAGTTGTTCTTTTGGTAAATTATAAACTTACATTTATTATATAACTTAAATACCATACCAATTTGATGTATCCAGTATCTAGGATCAACAGCATTTTTAGTGCTTTCGTTATATCCGTCAGTATCTTTATAAATGTTATTTACATTCTTGGTTTCGCTGAATAGATCAAAACCTAATAATTTTACTTCTTTTGAAAGTCCAGCGGCTAGTAATACAGCATAAGGACCACTACCCCATTGAAACGGCTCGTCCCATCTTTCTGTTCCTTCGTATGGTAGTTTAGGAACTTGCTTTACTTTTTGTTTATTTTTATAAGAGTCTATCCAATCAGATCTCGTATACACTGTTGATGTTTCATTAACATTAGCATCTATTGCTTGTTGTACCATTCTTCGATCTACACATATTAAATGATCGACGTGAAAGTCGCGATGTATGGCATTGCATCCAATCTTTGTATCGAAGTGCTTGTTAAGGTCAATGCCCTTGCGGCTTTCGCCATTACCAATTACTAACATAAAATTATTTAGCGTGGCTTAACTATTAGTAATATATTATCGTATGTTTGTGTTTTCTCAGTTTGAAATATTAAATGATTACAAGTGAACACACCTGTCATACTAACACGGTATTCCCCACCTATAATCATATCGTCTGGAACAGCCATACTCCATTGATTAGGAATAGGTTCTCCAGGGCGTGTGTTGCGTGTGTATTGCTTAGTGAATTTATCTAGTCTATGCATATAACCATCATCAGAGTATGCTATTCCATATACTTTTGTACTATTACATTCAAACTTTTTAGAGCCTATCATCATAAACTCTATATCGTCGTGCTGTTCAATTGGATTATTTACTACTTCAATTTTAATATCTTGGAATACAAAAGCGTTATCAAAGCTCATGTACATTATGCCTAAGGTAATTATTATTACCATACTAAGGCCGCTAATTACATTTGCTATAGCTTTGGTTATTATGTATTTTTTAGTCGTCATTCTTTATGTCCTTTAAATCCTTAGATACTGCTATGAATTCTGAACGTACCTCTTGTAAGTTTTTACTTGCCCTGTTAAGTGTTTTAACTAGATGCCTTATAGTGTATATAGTCCAAAACCACCAAGTTACGGCGGTTACAGCAAACAAGCCTAGTCCTACCCAGAATGCTTGCTCAAAATTAATTACGCCTGTTGTTACTAGTATTATATTAATCACTAGAAATACTGTTGGCACCAGTCGTGCGAACAGATCCCAGCGTTCTACCTGAGCCTCAATGTTGTTTATGTTTGCCTCTTTTTGTGTTTTATTCATTCGTGTTTTCTCCCTTTACATCTATATCGATGCAAAGTATTTACTGAGTTTTTCAATTTTATTAAATCAGTGCTTTATTGAGCTATTAGTCCAAATGGTGACCATTCACCTGGTGTACCTTCACGTACACAAATCCATCCTACATATCCTGATGGACGTGGAGCATTGTTCCAAACAACATCTCCTAGTTTGTAAGAACCGTCAACTGGTGCCGCTATTGCGCTTTCCATTTTCTTACCACTAAAACGCATTGCTCCTGCAACATCTAAGTCTACATCTGCACTTACGTTATTTACATTTACGCCTAGCTTGCCATCAACTTTAACTTTATCATTTAAAGTTATTCTTCCGGTTTCGCTTATATGTATTCTAGTAGTATCATCTGTGATGATTGAAAGTTCACTTGTTGTCCAAGATCCTACTTTAAATTTTCCAACTTCGTTGTTATCAACAACAAATTCATGTTCAATTGAACCTACACTAAGCACGCCGTTTGGTGCTTCAATACCTAGTCCAAAACGATTATTAACTTCGTCGTAAAACATAAAGTTATCAAAGTTTATATTACCTTCTGTTGATAAGTTTTGTAGTGTACCAACTGAAGTTAACGAACTTTGACGAACATCTGAACCTAATGTTGTACTATTTAAAACTACTCTGTTATCAATTCTATATTGGTTACCAGTTGCTATATCTACGCTATTACTACTAAACAGTCTATCTTGTTGTTGAGTAAGTTGGCGTGTATTGCCTTCTCCTGTCCAAATGACCCCGGTGTTACTAACGCTACCGTTTAACGCTTTCATTTCAATGTTGCCAGATATTTTTGGATTTTCGTCTGCAATGGCTTGTATTGCTGTAGATACAGCAGTTAAACCGTCACGCATTTGTTCTAATTTTTGGTTCATATTGCTCATACAATTATTTATCAAATAACCTTCAGTAACACAGTCTCCGGGTTGCATCTACCATTAAGTTTTGTGTCTGTAGTCTTAATATCATCTAAGAACTTGCGCAATTTTACTTTTCCTGCACCTTTAAAATCTTTGAGTTGATCTACTGGTTTACGTAGTGTCTTTTGAATACTTTGTTCTTCGTCGTAACCAATTATAGTAGTACCTTTTACTTGTAGACCACTGCCGTCTCTTCCCATTCCGGTTGGATCAGGATTTTTAGCAACATATTTTCCAAGTTTACGTGTCTTAACATTAAACACCCATAGTTCACTTGCGCCAATAATTTGGTCTGGACTAACACTTGCTAATTTAAACTTTTCATCTACTTTAAGGAACTTTAATTTTTCAACAAGTTTAGTAGCACTCTTAGGCTTTGACTTACGTGGAGCTCTAGTTGCTTTTGCTGTATCAATAACAAAGTCTAATGCTGTCATTAGTTCTTCAATAGCAGTCGTAAACATCTTAATGTCTGCTTTCTTAAGATGTGCGTAACCTTCTTTAAGTTGAGCCCACTGATCTTGTTCATGCTCGCTCATCTTCTTTAGCTGTCCCGCTGTAGGAAATCGTTCTAGTTCTTTAAAGTCATCTAGTTCGTTTTCATAGAAGCCTTTAAGTTTACGTGCATGTGCTTGTGTAACACCTGTTTTTTGAAAGTGTTTTTTAAAGTCAAATCCTTTAGGATCAAAGTTTTTCCTGTCGCTTATAAAGCCGTCTAACCATTCTTCAAGTGCTTCTGCTTGTAGCCTAGCTTGATCTCGAATACGCTCTTGTATAGTAGGAACATATACATTTGCTTTTTCTTTTTCGACTTCTTTCTTTTCTTCAACAACACTCGTGCCTGCTTTTATAGCACGTTCGATACGGGCTTTTAAAAACTTTGATGCAGGAGCAACATCGCCCATTGTTCCTGGCAATGTATTCCAATAGTCGTCATGCTTTTTATTGTAGTCAGGCATGCCGTTCATTAACAGTTTTGCTGTAATGCCGGCTGTAATGCTTAGTTCGTGACTAGGAGCGGCCTTTGCTTGTCTAAGTTGTTCTTTGGTGTAATCATTTTGCTCCATCCATTTCCATACAGCTGGATACAAGTCTGCTGGCTTGTAGTTTTCATAATACCAAGCTCTTGCTGATTGTGCCGTACGATGGTATTGTTCGCCGGTCCATTCGG